GAACATCTGCAGCGCGTAGTACATGATGTGCTTCGATCGCTTGGTCTCGTCCAGGCTCGCGGTGGCCTGCACCGAGGACCGCGGCCTCTCCGCCGGCGCCCTCTTCCGCATTTGGCTGGTCGAAGAATACACGCGCATCTTCGGAAAGGACGTGGCGTGATGCAAATCACCGCATCAAAAACTGCTCTCCTCTTGCAGTGCCCACGCCCATTCTCCAAAGGAGTAGAGATTGACCCCTCTGACCCCGGCGAGGCAGCACTCTACGGACAACAATTCCACGCTGCGATGGCCACCATGCTTTGTCATTGGATGAACCCGGAGGAAAATCTGGGGCTCGTTTATCTAAACGACCTTAGACCCGAGAGTGTTATTGATGACTTGACACGCCATGTCTTCCGCGCCTTGGATGAACTCCAAGCGTGGATGAAACCAGACGGGAACCCCTTCGGACTTCAATTTGAGGTGACCGAGGTCGAGTCAAGCCGCGCCCTCGAACTCGGAGATGATGGCCGCGCCCGCAAAATCGTCCTCAACGACCCCGACGGCGCACACGAATACGAGGACCTACAAGTCACGGAGATGGGTTGCACTGCAGATGCCATTCTCGAGGCCCCGCGCCCTGAAGGTGGCATCTTCCGGGTAGTGCTGGACCACAAGACTGGGGAATACGACGCATCATCCTATATGCGCCCTGCTGAGAATGAGCAGATGCAAAGTCTCGCGTTGGCATGGGGCGCACACGCGGTGGCCATTCTCCACACGCCACGGCAATCGGCCCCCGTCATCTATTCCGAGACCGTCAGTCTCGACAAGTTTAAAGCCGACTTGTGGGCAGCTAACCGATTGCGGGAATCCGGATTCCTTCGGCCCGGGCCCGAATGTAAATACTGCCCCGCGAGAGCTTCTTGCCCCGCCAAACAAGGCGAACTCATCGCCTCAACAAGCAAGATGATTCGCCCGCTGCTCCAGTCCGCACCGATGGCAATGAGTCATACCGCCATCGACAAGGGCCATTTTCACTTACTCCTTTCCGAGTTCGACAAGCTCCAAAAACAGGCGCGCGCTCAACTTCGCGAGGAGGTCCGCGGGGGCGCCATCATCGAGCGGCCCGACGGCAAAGTGTTGGAGCTGGTGATGAAAAATGTCGAGCGGCTTTCGAAGAAATCAATCATCGAGGCATACGGCAAAGTGCGCGGAGAAGAAGTGCTGCAGCGGCTCCGCGATGACGGCGCCCTGAGTGAAGTCCCCCAAGAGGAGCTACGAGCCAAATGAGCGGGTTATATGATAAAATCGCACTGGTTGTGTGCGGGACCAAGAATTATACCATCGAGCTCACCATTATCGGGTCCGGCGAGATGAGTGATGACCAACCATACGACCAAGAAGTTGAACTCACATTGGCAGAGGCCGAAGAGTTGGCACGCCACCTATTGGCCACAATAAGAGGATTGCGGGTAGAATAGCGAGCTAAATAATATTTGACATCTCTTTGAGAGATGATAAGACTCTCCAAATGAAGATAAGTCAACACGGCGCATCTTTCCTTCTGCGACACACTTCCTACAGCCCCGCCATGTTCGAAGCGGCGCGCGCCATCCCCGGCTGCGGCAAAGTCGACGGGCAAGCCATCTCTGGCTCCGCAGATGCCATTCGCTGCGCCATCAAATATCTCATCGAAAAGAAGGGTCTGAATGCTTCTGCGTTTGAGGACACTCAACTCTTAAATGTACGACTGGGGGTACTCAATAAAGAAGCTGGTGACTCCCGTCTCCGCAACTATCAACGAGAGGCTGTTGGATTCCTCTCGACTCAGCGGCGTGCCATTCTCGCTGATGACATGGGTCTCGGAAAGACGGCAAGTGCCATCTCGGCGGCCATCTCCTTCACCACTACCAAGCGTGTGCTCATCGTGTGTCCTTCCTATGTTCGCGGCGTCTGGTTCAATGGCCATGACGGCGGCGAGCTCGCGAAGTGGGCCAACATCGCTCATCGTAATTCGGCTCACGAAGAAATCTCCGGATTATCTGTCTACGAATGCAAAGGTCTCAAACCCAAAGACCCTCCACTCAACGCCTTCGACTTCATCATTTGCCATTACGACATCCTGCATGCGTGGGCGGACAAGCTTGCCGAGTGGGCCCCCGAAGTCGTCATCTTCGACGAGTGCCACTACCTCATGAATCCAGAGACCAAACGCACGAAGGCGGCCAAACAAGTCTCCGAGCACGCTCCTTATGTTTGGGGCCTCAGTGGAACGCCGATGACGAACCGGCCCCGCGACCTTTGGGGCATTCTCGACACCATCGTCCCCGGCCGCTTCGGGACCAACTTCTTCACGTTCGGTCTCCGATATTGCGGCGCAACCAAGAAGCAGGTAACCCCGGACAAGGCTGTCTGGGACTTCGATGGCAAGAGCAACCTTGATGAACTTCGAGACCGGCTTCAACACATCATGCTGCGACGCACGAAGACCGATGTGGCTCTCGAGTTGCCGCCAAAGACCCGACAATGCATCCGAGTTGACGTAGGGCGCAACGGCGTGCCGCCAACCTTCTCCATTGAAGGGTTCAATGCAGCACGAGGAAACATGCGCGCGGCTCTTGCAGTCGCGGCAGATGCCAAGCTCAAAGACTCCGCCGTGCCACTCATCAACGAACATCTCATCTCAGGAAGCAGGGTTGTCGTCTTCACCTACCGGCGCGCGGTTGCGGAATATCTGGCCAAAGAATGTGGTGGGGCTCTCATCCACGGCGGCATCTCCCAAGCCCGGCGCGAAGCCACCTTGCATGAACTCCGCCTGCGCCCTTCTTCTCTACTCTGCGCAACCATCGACGCTGCCAGCACCGGCATCGACCTCTCCTACGCCGACGTGGCGGTCTTCGTGGAGCTCACCTACGAGCCGCACGAGCTCCTCCAAGCTGAGTCCCGCCTCCACCGATTTGGGGCCAAGAGCCCAGTGCTCATCCAGTATCTCATTGCCCGCGGCACCACCGATGAATTGGTGGCCGACGTGGTCATCAACAAGCTCGACGCGCTGGAGTCAACCATCGGCGGATTCGCCGAGACAGGCATGACCGGTGATTTGCGGGAAGATGCCGATTCAATCATGGCTGATTTATACAAGAGGTTGGGATTATGAAAAAGTACGCCTACTTCTGCGCTAAATGTCAATCGACCAAGACAGACCCTACATGGGCACGAGAGTTCGCGAAGACCATCGGGCTCGACTTGTGGGTGCCCGCCGAACATGTTGTAAACTGCAAATATCCTGATGGCGCCCTCGAATGCTTCGAAGCCATCAAGGGGGCTGAGTGCGTCATCGTCCAACCGCCAGTGGGCGCTGACTGCGGCTGGGAGATGGGAGCGGCGCATGTTCTGGGCAAATCTACCTTCCTCTTGAAGCCGCTCCCGGAGGATGACTGGATGACGAAAATCGGGGTCACCCCATGCCCCTTCGGAGCCATTGAAGTCTTGAGGCAAATAAGGCGCGCCGAGCCATGAAGCAGTTCAAGAAAAACGGGGAATGGATGTTCGACACGACCATTCCGCAGCCTGAAACTCCCCCAGCACCGACGTCTGAATTCTTGCAATTCATCGAAATTCTCGAGCCCTCAGCGGGTATTTTCACCGTCAAGATAGGCGGAAAATATTGGCGGACATACGTCGGTCTGGTCCGCAAGTTCAAATCTAAAGAACGCATCATGGAAATCTTGCCCAAGACCATGCGCAAGCTCGTGTCAGAATATGAGGAACGGGAAGGCGAATTGTCAAATGACTAGAGATAAAATGTTGGCAACTTTGACTTACACCTTGGCAGAGTACGTCGCTTGTAGCCCGCACCTTCATGAACAAATAGTCGAGGCCATGTTATGGCTCGCCGATGAAGGCCACCGGATTCAAGTCATCGAGACCAAAGACATTCCGAAGTCACATCCGCTTCAACATGGGTGGCTTCTCAAATGAGCCATCAGCGGCAACTCTGCTTTGACTATTTGGGGTGGGACATACCTATGATCGATCAGATTCTGGTGGACAGGAGTGAAAGCAAGACTGATAAACCCGCCCGCCCGGACTTGTGGCCGTCACATCGCGTGGTACACTGCGCCGTACCCCCCATGTCCTTCGAACAAGTACATGACATCCACCACAAGTTGGACCGCATCCTCGAGATGCTCAGCCAGCTTACTTGGCTCCTCGCCAAAGAAAGTGCACTCACCATGGCAGCTCTCGACGACCTCACCGCGCAAGTCAAAGCCAACACCGATGTGGAGGCTTCGGCCATCACCCTGATTCAGGGTCTCGCCGATGCGCTCAAAGCGGCGGGCACCGACCCCACCAAACTTGCCGCTCTCCAGCAGCAACTGCTCACCAGCCAGACGGCACTTGCCGCCGCCATCACCGCCAACACCCCGGCTGGTCCCCCCGCTCCGGCACCGACTCCGTAGTCGACAGCTGTTATGGTTGCCACACCAAAACGTCGCGGGCGCCACCAGCAACAACGGTGTCCGCGGCGTTGTGGAACAGCGTGAAGTTGAGACGGTTACGAATCACCAGCGTCCCCACTTCGGGGACCATCTTGCACTCCGCCGCTGCCTTCACGAAATCTTGCTTAGCGAGTGCGCCGCAGCACTTCGGGAACTTGGTCACCAGCCCGCCAAATCCCATCGCCCACACCATCGAGTGGGCCGCCAACTGCGCGTCCGCAGGCCACTCCTCGAACTGAGGGAACTTCTTCTTGAGCAGCCCATCATTTGCATCGAGCCGCTCTTCAATCAAGGCGCTGATTGCCTCATCGGAGAGGCGGATGTTGTTCGCCCTCAGGCCGAGCGCGTAGACCCATCCCCGTCGAGCACATTCGGGGTCACTCTTCACCGCGCTCCATGCCGCCAAAACTTCATCGTTGGTGGCCAACCGCCGTGACGGGAGAAGCATCCACGGCAGCCCCAATGCATCCGTGACCGGGTCAATCTTGTTGCCCATCCCTACGGTCACCAAGCCAAGAATGTCGGCATAGGGCCCGGGGACAATGCCCTCCAAGTTTTGATTGTAGTCGACCCAAACTTCACGGATGGCAGGATGCATGATGGCGGTCTCCCTGGGCGCTTCGTTATTTGAGAGTCTCGGCTGCTTCGATGTCCGCTGCGATTCGGATAGCTCGCCGCTCCGCGGCTTGGAGAATATCACGGATATTGCTTCCGGACGCAAGCTCGAGGAGTGCGTCAGCGACAACGTGAATGCCGTAGTCCTCCACCATCGCGACCAAGTCGCCTTGCCAGTCATTGCTCATTTGCCACCATCCTTCATATCGAGTGCATCCGCACACGCGTTGTATGCTGCCAGCCGCTCCGCACCCGAGTCACCCACATCGCGAGCTCCATGGATACAAGATTGCAAATCACCTGCATATTGCACGTTCGCCGCACTGCACGCAGCAACGCAAATCAATCCGACCACTCCGCTCAACACCGCCATCATCAATCTCATTTGCTCGAATCCTCCGACTTTTCACCAAGTGCCCGACCTAGAGAAGTTGCCAACGCGGTGAGAGTTCCGAGGACGGGAATGAGCCATGTGCTGGCATCCGTCGGATATCGTTTCGCCAAGGCGACGCTCCCCCAGATGGCGGCCACCGTAACCACGAGACTGATAAGCGTCTGCCCGCGCCCCAAAAACCACTGCTTCATCCAATCCTCACTTTGCTCTCAACAGGTACGTCACGATGGCCACCACGTTCGCGACGCCGACGATGGGCAGAGCCCACTTGACAACATCGAGAATCGCCTTCGCGCGGTTCATGAATTTCACCATCGTCATGATTTCGACACGCTCTTCAGCGTCGAAGCTGCCCTTGATGTCGTTGCGGAGTGAGTTCACATCGTCCTCCATTTCCGCAAGTTTAGCCTGCCTGTAGGCATCTCGGGAGAAGAGCTCGCTGACCTGGCCCACGAGCTTTTCTTGACCGGCGCCGAGGAGTGCGACCCGCTCAAAGAATTGACCGGCTTGTTTTGCACGCTCACGTTCACGGCGCGCGAATTCCTTGTCCCTCTCACGCACCATACTGGTGAGGTCCGTGACGGAATCGCGGCGCGGGTCGCGGTCGCTCGGCGGGTCGCGGTCTCGTTCGGCCATATCGTTGCTCTGATATTGTGCATCATGTCGAGCTCCGCGTCGAGTTGCACGCGTTGTCACATTGCCAAGAGAATAGGTTTCACCAAGTTGGCGACGACGTTGTAGCCGAGGTCCGTAAGGTGGATACCATCCGTATAGTAGAGGGGGTCGGCGGCATTGGACAATCTGGGGTCCAGGGACAAGGAGCAAATCCGGTCGAACACCGCCCCGGAGTTGGCAGCCACCATCGGGTTGACCGCCAGCCGCGTGGTCTCATTTGCCCCTGTCCATACTGAGTTGCGCGCGATGCAGTCGAGCATCAACACCAACCCGCCATGTTGCCGAATCTTGGTCGACCAGCTCACGAGATGCGCGAAGGATGTTGCCGCGTCGTAGCCACCCGTCGCGATGTCGTTGGTGATTTCCCAAAGCACCCAAACCTGTTTGCGTGCGATAGTTTGCTTGGATAGTGATGTCAGCCCGTCGAGTAGCGAGAAAGTCTGGAAGCCCGGGTTCCCATCTTTCTGGTATGTGTACCCATTCGGCAATTGATGCCCGAGCACGTTGACGAAGTCCGTGTTGTTTGGGTCCGTCGCTCCACTGCCAGCAATCAGTGAGTTGCCGCTGAAGATGACGTCTGCATATTGGTCAGCATATTTGCCTGACAAATAGCTCATCATCTGGAGAATTTGAGCGGGCGAATCGGCACCATCTATGCGAATGATTTCCGCGACGTCACCATTCACGAGTGAGTTACCACCGAAGGGGCCGTTGCCGATGACCATGCCCGACATCACATCCGAGGCAACCGTGCCCGTGATGAGAAGGCCCGTCGGCGACTGTCCATAGAGCTTCGTGGAAGCTCCGTTGGAGACCCACGCGAAGACCGACTTGCGGTTGGCAACCGTGCATTGGCCGCTCAATGTTCCCGCAGACCCGGCCAACTGGACTTGCGATGCACCCAATGCCCCAAATGGATTGCCGCCAACATTTGACCAAGTGCAATCAGTCCCGAAGAAAGAATCCTGACCAACCCAATAAATAGTGTACGGAACTGCCTGATTCCCAGAGGCGAACGTGTTGATGTGCAAATCGACGTTCCCTTGTGGCGATGGGAAGTGGACCGTCGTTCGGTTGTTGTAGCGGGCATCCGGGCTTGTTCGCGTCGGTCGATTTGCATCTGTAGCCTGAGCGACATGATTCAAGTTGCCGGAGATATCGTTCCACTGCGACACCTTGGTGGAGACCATCGTCATCGTCGCAGGGTCGCTGTCATGCCACTGCTTGAGCGCCGCGCCACGTGCCGTCGGGATGATGTCGACTGAATAGGAAGCAGCGAGAGTCCCGGTCTGCAAGTCTGGATTGCGGACCACGACATTCTTGAATCCAGATGAACTAAATGCCGCTGTCGTAGCGGTGATGTTGGTGCTGCTCACCACTACGTTTCCAGTAGCCAAATTCCCATCGACCAAAATGACGGCCCCCAATTGGATGCCGGTGCCGATGACCGAGATGAACGTGCCGCCAGCTTGCGGCCCCGCGGGCGGTGAGAGTGAGACAACAATCGGAGGACCCGAAGGCGCACTCGATGTTGACTCGAGAAAGTTGAAGGCAGTCACGGTGCTTGAAGAGGAGTCACTCACGGTCACCACGAGGCTGATGCCTGCGATGACACTCGCATTGCTGACCGCCGTCGAGGCCGGGAAAACAATCTGCCACCCGTTATATTGACCGGGGCGCCAAGAATATGTCAGTTGATGCAAGCCAGGATAGCCGGGGCAGAGTAGAGTGAACTCTGCACGCTGAATCCCCTGCGTGTTCTGCAATGCAAATATCAGCGGGTTCCCGGGAGTGAAGATTCCGATGGCGCCAGCCGTGAGGTTGACCGGGGCGCTGGTCCCGTCTTTGATGCTGATGAGCGCATTGACTGCCGTGAGACTCATAAATACCCCCTCTTAGAACAGCAAAACGCCCGTTGCAGTGGTGCCAGTTTGACGAACGATGGCGATGGCAAGTGGCAACATGGTCCCCACGAGCAGGCCGCTCAGCGTGGTGTCGGCGGTGTCATCTGCCAAACGGACAACTACTGCACCAGTTGTCAAAACGTAAAGGTAGCGACTGCAGACCGCCAAAACTTGGTCACCACCACCGACTGAAATCAGCAAGCCACTGCGAGCTGACTCCGAACTTGTTCGCAAGCGTCCACGTCGGTCAACGCGCATGTTGGCCTGTCGGCCTTGCCCCCCACTGGCTGCATTCTGCAATCCATTGGTCTGTTTCCAGACATCGGGGCTGACGCCAGGAGCAGGCCCCGGCGCGGTCGCCGAGGCCGCACTGACATTCACCCCTTCACCATCATATGAACCGCTGATTCCTGCACTCATGATTTCTCCTCTTGGCTTGACCCGCTCTCAAACATGCTTCCCATCATTGTAGCAAGCTTCATAGGTTTGGAGCGGCTTCCGCGTTTGCTTCCACCGGGTGGGGGCGGGCCAGGTTTGGGACCTTGCGCCGCATACATCTTCTGCTCTTGTTGAATGAGGTCTGCCTGCAGACTTGGGTCAGTGGCTTCGTCGAACAAGATGCCGAGACGCACTGCAGTTTGATACGGAACCGGAGTCGTTCGAGAACTGCATGCAAGCTTTATCCGCTGCTGCGCCTCCGCGTAGTATGCCGGGTAGACACTCTTCAGTGCATCCACTTCTTCCAGTGTCCCATGTCCCTTGAGTACATGGCGGATGATTGAATCCGGTCCACCCTCAACTGCATCTACTGCCCGCAGAAATCCGGTCATCGCCGGCTTGCTCACCACGGGCTTCACATTTGGCGTGAGTGAGGGAGCAGCATCCTTGCCCGTGAATCCAGGTGGAAGTTTGGTCCCGAGATAGCGAACCGCTGCGGATGCTTTCGTGTTCACCGCAGCGGCTACTTCAGGAGCGTGACCCGAGAGCGGAGCGGTTTGTGTATGGAGGTGCTTGTCGACTGCTTCGGGGGCCGCAGCCAATGCCGCGATCCGTGTAGCCTCTTTCTCAAATCTTCCGGCGCCAAAGTCGCGCGGCTTCATTGGCACACGCTCATCCTCGGCGCGCCCGAGTGCGATGTGAATGGCCGAATCTAATTTCCCCATTGAGGAGGCATGCATCTCGCTCAAGCCGCCAAATGTTCCGAGCTTGTCGAGGAGCACGGCGAGCGTGGCGTTCCCGCGTTGCCGGACCTGATGATGTGCGGCACCGAGGAGCATGCCGCCAATGCCGCCACCGAGCGCGTGCCCTGCAGCTTCACCGGCCATCATGCCCATCATTCCCGCGCCATAATCGCTCGGGCTCACCAGACGATTCCGAAGCTTCGCGGTCACGGCATCTGTAGTCACATCGTTGATGAACCGAGTCTCAGAGTAGCGAGCCTTCGCGGCGAGATATTCACTCTTCCACGCGCCATTGCCAGCCTCTTTGGCGGCCGCCTCGCCAGCGTTCATGATTGAATCTTCGAGCGTGCGCCCAGCCGCTTTTCGCCCTTGCGCGAGAACAGTATCCGTCTGCCAGTTGATGGTTCCCTCGAGTCCGCGACGTTGTTCCAACAAAGACCGGATGGGGATTTGAGTATCTCGAATCGGCACGCCTGTCACTTCACCAAGCGGCGCATAAATATTGGCGAGCTCCTTGGCCTTGTTGCGAATCTCCGCAGCGGCCGGGTTGAATCCCAGACGCCGCTCAAAATCTTTTGCGCGCGCCTCCAGAGAATCAATCACATCGCCAAGCTTCACCCCACTGGACCCGAGCTTATCAACTGTCTCACTCAAGCCCTCGACCGCAGATGTCTCAGCAACGGATGCCTTCTTCGCGATGTTCTCGATGTTGTCCCCAGCCTCGACGATTCCCTCTGCCCGCAGTCGATTTGCAATTCGCCCTTGCGCGTTCTCTCCACCAAATCGGTCTTTCATCTGCTCAAGGAAAGACTTCTTGTTCGCGCTGATGGCGCGAATATATTGCTCGTCGGCCGCTTCAGAAATCTTCCCACCGCCCGGCAGATGCTCTTGGATGGTGGAGAATGCTTTCCCCAAGAGGGGCTCGGCGGCGCCCATCGCTCCACCGAGGGCGCCCGCGAGGAGTGCTCCATGGCCAGCCGCCGCGAGGATACCTTCCGCGGTTAGCTCCTTATTTTGGAGTGTGGCATCAGAGACTTCGGCGCCCGCACTCCAAAGGCCGCCTTCGACGATTGCCTTTGCCGCTCCCGTGATGGCCTTCTGTCCACTGCGTCGAAGTAGCCCCTCTGCGCCAGTGCCGACCAATTTGGTCGCAACTTCTCCGGCCAATTCGCCCGCAGCGCCGATGCCCCGCGGCACGCTTCCAAGGATGTCTGCAACACCGGCTTCATCGCCAAACAGCATCGGGGCGACGGCGCCGGTGATTTCTCCCGCCATGGAGATACCGGGGTTGGCCTCTTGAATCCCTCGGAGATGCGCACGAGTTTTTTCGGCGGCACCTTCCCCACCAAAAAGCCCCGCTGCTCCAACTGCAAGCGGGTCACTCAGTCCCGCAGTGAGGCCCCGTGCTGCGCCCTCGCCAGCTGCAATGAGGCCGCCGCCAAATCCGCCGTACTCTTTCTGGAGAGCATGCTTGTTGGCTTCTTCGGCATTTGCGAGACGGCCACCACCTTTGAGAAATGCACTCGCTTGTTCCGCTGGTACCTCTTTGAGAATCCCTGTCGCCGGGTCGATAAGCGGAACAGAGCTGCCCTTGACCCAACCAAATTTCCCTGAAGCAACAGCAGATGCAGCTTGGCCTGCGGGAACATCATGGAGGCCGCCATCACGCCCAACAAGTTGCACTGTATGGCCGCCAGGAGCCGATGCCGCGGCCATCGAGCCAGCCGTGGGCGGCACATCATCGACACCGACACCTGCAGTTGCCGGCTTCCCCTCATAGAGTTTGGCCTGGTCGTTGTGGAGGCTCTCAGCATATTTGGTGGCGGCGTCCGGAGTTGAGAATTTGCCGAGATGCGCCCCAGTCTTGTGATAGAGGTCAACGGCTTCTTTATTGGAGAGAATCTTTCCTTCGGGTGAGACTGTCGGCACCAAGATTTCGTGCCCACCTTCGCCGAACGACATCGAGCGAACGGTGGAGATTGTGCCATCTGCATTCTTGACGATGGGGCGGTGGAGTAGGTCGATATTCCCAGCTTCGACGAGCCCAGAATCTTTGGTGCCAGGAGCCGGCATTTACTCCTCATCCTTCTCGGACGAAGACTCAGACCCGCCGCCACTTGGAGCGGCCCCTCCGACTCTCTTGGCGGCTTCCGCAGCGCTCATACCTCCACGTGCCACCAAAGCTCGGAGGGCATATTTCTGCTTGATGCGCTCCTCCGAGTCGCTCGGCTTGATGAGCAGCGCCTCGGCCATGTGCTCTTGCGCCTCCGGAGTTCGCGCGCCGAGCTCCTTATGCGCAAATCCCAAAACCGGCGTGTTGGCCGCCTTGATTGCGAGCTCCTTACGCGCACCTTCAGTCCCTTGAAACAATGGGCCCACACCAGGAAGATGGCTCAATCCCGCAGTAATTCGCTCGCCAACACCCAAAGCTTCTGGGGCATTCTTACTGCTCTCGAGAAGGTTCGAATTTGCCAAATCCCCAGCAGCTGGATTGCCAGCATGTCCTGGCTTGACCAATGTGGGTAGTCCCTGCGTGGGCGCCGCGCCACGGAGTGCCAGCGCCGCTTGGATGGCCTGCGGCATCGAGACGGCTTGGCCGCTCTTGTAGAGTTCGAACGCGCGTTTCTGGTCCTCAGCGGTGATGCCTCCCGCGGTGCCACCTTGTTGCCAATGCTCAAGGCCTTGGTGAAGCTTGGCTTGCTCCAACTGAATTTGAGCGCCGAGGTCTTTGGCCCGTGCTTGTAGAATCGGCGACTGACTTCGTAGCGCCTCACTTTGCGCTTGCAACTTGAACTGCTCGAGCATCTGCGCTCGCGCCGCCAAATCTGCCGCGCTTTCATCGCCGAACTGCTTTATCTTCTGCGCATAAATGTTGTATGCGACTTCGGACTTCTTGCCCTTCTGCACGATGTTCGCCTTCTGCGCGGCGATGTCGTTGTCGACACTCTTGTTCATCAGGTCGAGTGCTGGATTACCATGCCCCTGACCTTGGGAGAGGCCACCCAAGATGATGCCGATGACGCCGAGCACTTTCTCGCCGGCGTTCTTGCTCCCCCACCAGCGACCGGGGTCCTCTTTCTGATTTGCAGCTTCGTCTTGCAGTCGCTTGTAATCGTTCATCTGCGCGTCGAGTGCCTCGGTGCGTTTTTGCCGAGCGGCATTTTCTGCGAACATCTGCTTCCCAAGTTGGGCGGACTGTTGTTCGTAGAGTGAGGCCATCCGCTGATTAGCGGTGTCTTGCGCCGTGGACTCTTGAGCGGGCACCGCGCCACGTTGTTGCATTGCGGTGTCATATTCGTTGCGGATTCCCGGACTCACCAGCCCAATTGAATGTGCAGGCGTTGTCTTCTGAGCGGGCAATGCGAAGGCTGGAGCTTTCTCCGCCTCCCCGCCGCTGGGCTGCGTGTCGAAGACACCTTCTGCGCGTGGAGCTCCACCACCTTGGGATGCCTGTTCCGGCATCGGAGTGATGGGGCGTGTGAGCTGTTGGCGAATTGACTCCTCACGAGAAGGACCACCGTTGAAGGAGCCCCCGCTTGGGATTTCATGCGCCATGGGAGCCGGCGGGGGAGGGCCACCAACTGGTTGTGACTGGTCAAGCCATCCTTGCGCCTGTAATTTCGCAAGGAGATCCGGGTCAATGGGAGTTGCCATCAGATGGCCTCACTTGCAATTCCGCTCATGTCTATGCCACTCGATGCCGCATTTAATGCAGATGCCGCACCTTGTTGCTTGGCCATATTCGAAGCATTTATCCATTGCGATCCAATGGGGCCAAATGCAGATGCGTTTGCCCCAGCGCCAAATTGTTGTTGGGGGGCTTGCATAGGTGGTTGTTGACCGACAACTTGTGGGCCTGCAGCGCCATTCATCATCGCGGGGCTTACTGCAGCTTGTGGATTCGTAGTTGGCCCCGAAGGAGTAGAATCTCCGCCACCCATTATTCCACCCAACATGCCGTCTCCAAATGTGCCGTTTGAGGGGACGCGTCGACCATTAATCGGCCCGGCACCATGTGGCCGATTGACTGCTTGCTGCTTCTCATTTTTATCAAGCGGACCAGTGAGAAGCTTGCGCAGTTCGCCAGTGCGGTCGTTCTTCGCGAGCAGGAAATCTGGCTCTTCTCGAATAGTCCATGCCGCACTTCCACCACCAGGTTCCTGGAACTGCATGTCTCCATATTGAGCATCACCAAATTTGGTTTCGCCGCGTTGCAGATTATTGAGGCGTTCGTTCAGACGGGCAATTCCCGCCAACGCGAAGTTGGTAGCCTCAGGAACCTTCACGCCCATGCCGCCACCCGGATATGGTGCCACCAACTTGCGCCCAGCGTCCGTGGATGCGAGCTCCTGGGCCATCACGCCGGTTTGTGTGCCCCGGGGCTGGCCCGGCACATTGTATTCGTATTGGTGTGCGCCGAGAGCACTGAGAGCTTCATCGAGCTTCGGCCCCGCATCGCGGATATTATTCTTCGCACGCGCATCCGACAACATCATCGCCGCGCCCGCGGCACCCACAAGACCAGCAATCCCAGAGCTGGCATTCTTTGCATTAGACTCATTTAGTTGATAGGCATTATTTTGGTTACCTTGAGCAGCTTGAAGAGCCTCGGCTTGCGCGTTGAATCCAAGTTGTTGGTACCCTAGTTGACCTTGTTGATTGAGCGCATTTTGCCCAGCTTGGAGTTGCGCCTGATTGTAAGCGTTTCCTTGCAGTGCGTTGGCGCCCTGCATCCCCAAATTTGCATATCCTTGCTGCTGCGCACCGAGTTGATTTTGCATCTGATTGGCTGTCGATGCATATTGACTTTGCGCTTGCTGCATCTCTTGGGCGCGAAGTTGGGCGGCTTGATTCGCAGCCTGTTGGCCTTGCACGCCATTTTGCGAGAGAGCATTCTTCTGCGCATTGGCCAGTCCAGCTTGGCCTCTGGCGCTGTTGGCCATCGCCATGTTGGCTTGCATAGCTTGGTCGGTCCCAGCTTGCAGTTGGGCCTGCGCCGCAGAGGGCCCATATCCATTGGCGGCTTGCGATAGCTTCTCAAGGGATTCGTTCTGAGCGTTCTGCGCTTGCTGGTTGTAGAAGCGTGCATTTTCTTGACCGGTTGCCGCGCCCTCCATTTGCCCTTGGATGGCGCGTGTGCCCTCCTCACCGATTGTGGGTGCAGCATTGGTGCCAGTGGCCGCGGCATGCTGTTGGTAGTAGTGCGACATGCCACCAGCGGCGGACGGCGTACCGCCAAAATAAACTTGGTCTGGCGCGTTAGCTTGGCCGAAGACGCTACCTAGAACGTCATTACCACCGTTGTTGTAGCTACCTGGAGAGCTGGTGCCAAATTGTTGATTAGGGTCGAAGCTTCCGGAGAAAGCATCATTCGCTCCGGTCCAATCCATTGTTGACTGACCCATGATAAAGTCTCCTAGGTGCGCTGTCCGGGCGGGAGGTTTGCGTAGCGACCGCCATCCTCAACGCCCACTTCCATGGTGATAGAAGACCACTGAAATCCTTGTCCTGTAATATAGCCCCCAATTGGGGGACTATCCACCAAGGTGACCTGAATTGCCTTCGCTTTTTGGTTGCCGACGAGATGCTCCACATCGATTTGCGGGTAGCGGTCGAAGGCCAACATCTGCACGTCCGTGAAGGTGGACGTTTCGGTGTAATAACTTGCCGGAGCGTAGTCGAACTGGAAGCTCATGGAGAGTTGTGCCAAGTCCAGGCGGTCGCTCTGGAGCTGCACCCGCCAAAATCGGGCGAACCCACTCAGCGCTGGCTTGAACCATGCCGAGGTAAAAGAAGCTGTCACCCACCGAGGCACATTGTTGACATTGACATCTGCATAAGCGTTTGTCGCGAGCACACCGCTGCTCTCCCGGTAGACGCATCCGGAATAGTCGGCCCAATGAACGAGGGGGATGTTGACTCGTGAGGCATCGAGCATGACGCCGAGTCCACCGGCGACCCAAGTTGTCCGGGCTGCGGCGCCATCGTTCGCGCCCACGAAAGAGAAGTGCGTGTCGGAACTCCAGCACTGATTCACGTAGTCGTAGACGAGGCGTACGCCATCAGTGCTCGAGATGAGTGCATCAGTGGGCGCCATCTCGAAGTAGATGAGGCTGTTGCTTGGATGTACTGCCACTCCGGTGCAAATAGGATTGGCCGTAATCAAGTCCTCAACGGGTCCGCTCAAATAGTGCACCTGCAAGTCACGCGAGAGCAAGTAGATGCCGCCGCCGCCATTCGGCGCACCGATGGGGGACATGAACACGCACCCAATTTCCGTGACTGCAATGCTTCGTTGGTCGATGGCACCCACGCTGCTGGGAACAGGCTGCGGGGGGTTCGTGAAATCGTTGGCTGCTCCCGTGTCGAGTGGCCCATCACCAACTACATACTCAATCCCGTAGGCAGCGTTCCCTCGGCGAACGAAGAGAATGAGCTTTTCGTCCATTGACGCCATCGCAGTGACATCGCCCGTCGCGTTGAAATTCATGGCCTCATTGAACCCGGGCGCCTCGCCGCTGGTCAGAGCCTTTGAAGGCCACACTGTAGTCGGGTCATCACATCCAGCGAGAAACCACCGATTCTTGTGGGTGATGCAAATCTTACTGGAAGAAGGACAGAAATTATCGAGCACTCCGCCAGTTGTATAAATAAGAGGGGCCGTAATATCTACATTTATAGAACCATCATCAACATATGTTATTACCCCAATACTAGTGTCATTGGTGAGGGTATTAAATTTATAATAAATAGATCCATTATTTACTGTCTTATATAAGACAATTCTAACTGGTTGAGCAAAATTTTGAAATAGACTATGGTTCGCTCCGACTACTGTTGGCGCATTGCGCGTTCGCCATGTGACCCCCATGGTTGGAATTTGAATCGCCACATTTTGGGCTATAGGCGCAACATTTATAGGGGGAGATGTTGCACCTCGGTGAATATTGCCTATGGCATCTGTCCATTCATATACAATGAGATAGCTGAATGTGCCCGTAAGCGCGCCGGCATTTATGAGAGTAAATATACACTCTGGATACCAAAGAAACCCCATTTCTGCTGGAGTCTGCTCATCGAATGTAAATGGGACGCCCGCACTTAGGCCAGAAAGATTGCTGCCGGCAATCGTGCCGCCAAAATATCTAGTCTGAGAATTGAAGTCAAATGTTTGAATAAATAAGCCGGCGCTAGAACGTGTTTGACTAACATAAATGATAGTAGCTAATGTTGATGTACCCAATAATACTAATTTCGGTGGAGAAATCTGTCCGCCAGGGCCCGTATCTCCTTCACTCACTCCAAGTGTTTTACTCAATCGAGGAGCTACAGTCGCAATCAAGCGTGCCGGCACATCGCTAGCTATCCCACTTCCGAAAGTAGAACCACCACTCGCGAAAAAATCAAAACATACAAGTGCCTGCGTCCCCTGAAGAGATGAATTAGTATTTACTAAAGCATAGCAGCGAGGGCCTTCAGCAGTATTAACTATACATGGCTTACTACAAAGCATAACTCCAAATGTCTTTCTGAGTGGAGTTCCCCCAGTGCCCCCGCCACCAGATGCGGTCACTTGCTGACCCATAACAGCATTCAAAAATGGTGGGCTAGTTCGTTGATATTCGGTCCAAAATATAATGGCTCCTGATGGGGCCACTCTAATAATACCTATTTGAGCAAAGCCAACAAGACTACCGTCAGCATTCAATAAAAACGGCGTACCGGATGTGTGTGCTGTATCGTCAAATGGCCATGCCTCAAATTGGTGTACACTGCCAGTATTGATGCTATATGCCACCCACCCACTCTCTGTATTGGTTACCATAACAGCAACGGATGTCGGTGTTCCGGCTGTAAGTGGTGCGTGAGAATAAGTGGCATTTGCAATGAATGTTGATGCGGCTACTGTCGCACCTACTACATTGGACCCTTTGAAATATCCCAAAGCAAATCGTGTAGAATCATTGCCCACGGGCGCCATATCAAATAAATCAAGAAACGCGCCCGTGACAGTATCGAATAAAACAGGAACTGACCATCCAGCAGAAATGTTAGTCAAATCTATCTTTGATAGATAAATACCGGCCGTCAAAACGGGCTGCGCGACGAATGCCACAATAGCAATATTCCCGCATACAACTACTTTAGACAATAATCCTGTATGCCCCCCATTGTCGATGGTAGCTGAAAGCACTACTTCTCCTGAAGTAGCATCTACTATAACTCCTTGTATGTTTGTTCTTCCGCTGATAACTAAACTGGGAAATGTGACCACATAATATCCCAAACTTGTAGCAGCATAATCGATGTCACCACCAATTCCAGATACGGCTGCAACTGGGATTCTTACATCTGCGACCGCCTCCGGAGCTGCATCTATCAGAGTCCACCCTGCCCGGGAATCTGAATATGATGAAAACTTGTAGCCATCAAATAAGAGAGGCGCACGCCCGTAATTGACACCTCGCACGGCTTGTGCGGCCGTGAGTGTGAAACCTTTACCCTGCAAAATATTGGTGAGCTGTTTGGAGCCAAGTCGCTTGCGGATGCCGCCCATCTTGGTCCGCACACAATTCTGCATCGTGACTGCGCCGTCGACGGTCAACGTACGCGAGTCACTTTCCTGATTCAAGCCGCTGCTGAGCGGAGCTTCGATGAGTGCTTTACGGAGCGGCATGAACAAGACCCTCAGAATACGTAAATATCGAACGTGCCATCACTTATGGAAAGCAGCGGGACCACGGTATCCGCTCCGACACCAGTCGGGTAGGAGCCATCGATGAACGCACCGGCACCGCTGCCGAATGAAGCGCGTACGCAAAAATAACCCTGCCATGGTCGCCCCAAGCCATGCGCCAACGCGATTGTCTGTCCGGAGGCAAATGTCACGGAGCGTAGAATGTTACCGGGGACAAGTTGGTTGGTAGAGACCACCCCGAGAATTTGGAGTGTGCTCTCCTGCATCCTGTTGAGGATGTCATACAGCTTGCTGCTCACTGCAACGTCCGCGGCGGTGAAGAAGACGCGCCGCAGGGTCACCCACGCCTTTGTGGATATCGAGAGTGGCGCCCCGGCGGGAACCGCTTTGTTCCCTTGAGTCTTGGCAGTCTGCTCCTGACTGAGGATAGAAGACGCGCGTGGCGCCGCAACCTTATTGGGTGTTGTCGCCACGCTGTCCTCGCTCAGACCTGATTGAAGATGCCGACCGTGACCACGCTCTGGTCAGCGGTGTTGGCCGTACCTGCAGCGACGCTGGCTTGCACCGTCGTCGTCGCCGTTCCGAGCGCCCCGGGCGTGGGGGCCGCCGCAGTGTTGTACATGATGGTCGCCGTCACCGTGCCACCAGAAGCCGTACGGTCGACAAGCACCAGTGATTGGGTAGCAGATAGGATGGGCACGTTGGCCAGAACCTTGTTGCCCGAAGCGGTCAGCGTCGTGCTCTGGATAACGGTCCGCGGGTAGATTGTGAACGAAGTCACTCCAACGGTGTTGGTCGTGCCGGTGTTGGTGACAACCCAAGTGGTGAGCGCGAAAACTGTCCCTTTGGCAACAAGAATTTCAGACTTGTTCGGGATGGTATTTCCTTGCGCCCACGCCGAGGCTTGAACCGCAATGAATTTTGCACCCGCAGCTCCCACTGCAGTGATGACATAGAGGCCAGCATCAACTGCCGACCCGGCAATGCCTGGCGGGAGGAGGAAGGTGTCTCCGACCGCCGGAGTAACACCATCCGCCATGGTGCTCGTGATGGCCCCGTTGGCGTTGCCTGTCAGTGTGCCGGAGACGTTCGTGTATGCCGGGAGCGCGGCAACCATCACGTAGTCAGCGCTCGTCTGGAAGTCGAGCAGCGACCCGCCCTTGCTCTCGATGTAGTTGTAGCTACTTGCGATTGCAGAGACGCCATCACTGATGGTGACCGCCACCAAGATACCCGAGAGCGTGGTCGCACTCGAGACTTCCGTGTTCGCTGGCATCACGACCGGCCACGCATTCACCTGTCCCGGGGTCCAGATGAATGTGTTCTGATGCAGCCCAGGATAACGAGGGCAGATGAGCGTATATTCTGCGCGCGCAATTCCCGTCGTCGACTGGAGGGCGAAAGTGACCGTGGCGCCGGGCGTGAAGAGTCCAATACTGGTGCCAGAGGTGAGGTTGACGGCGGGCAACGGCCCGTCTTGAATGCTGATTTGAGCGTTCGTAGTCGTGAGAGCCATGGTAAATCTTTCTGGGCTACTTGCCCAAATTAGTAGCCAGGACGGCCAATCCAACCGTCATTGAGAGAGACATCCTGCACGCGCATCGGATTCTCTGCGTCGTGTGTGACCAGCATCGCCATGATGCGCTGCTCTTCTTGTTGTTGGCGAGCCATGAGCAAATTGGCGTGGTCGAATCGCTCTTGTTTAGTGAGAAGCTTGATGGCGGCGTCGAGAACAGCATGCTCCTCGAAGCCATTGATGCCATCAAATGTGTCGCCACCGGAGACAAGATTTGCGAGTGTTGGGTAGTACCAGAGGGTGCAATTGAATTGCCCATTTGGCATCGGAATCAATTTGATTGAATCCGTTCCAGAGTTCGCCGATGACCCGTCTACCTTGCCGATGAACTGATAGAACACTGGCTGGGAATAAATCCAACCGGGATACCATTTGAATCGATTCCGCTCGCTCCACATGAATGGTCTAGCAGCGATAACGATTTGTTGGCCGAATGAGACATCAAGTCCCTTCCCCTTGTAGAAGTTGGAGACGTTGATGTCTTTTCCAGCCCCGATGACGTACGTGTCTTTCGCATTCACCGTGTTGAAGTTCACCGAGCTTAAATAATAAGGTTGGTCTTGTTGCGCGATAATCAAATCGTACAATTTGGCCAGTCCCTCATTGATGTTGTCGATGAGCTCCGCAGCAGTGTAGAGCGAAGAGTTGCTCGCCACTTCGACATTTGCCCGCTGCTTCACGCGGCTTTGCAGAGTCGTGAGTGATACGAGGCGAGCCATGGCCTATTTCTCCGCACCCAACATCGCGCCGGATTCGGAGTCGGGGGCCATTTCCATATCGTCTTCGCCGGGAGGTTTCATGGTGAGGTTGAGCGCGGAGAATGCATCGCGGACACCCGCTGCATCCTTGGCGTGGATGGCGTCGATGAGAGCTTGCGCCGCACCGGTGCCATCATCGTCTGCAGGTTCATCGTCCGCCATAATGACAGCATCTTTTCCCTTGCCGCCACCGAGGATTGCGCCGAGCGGGTCATCTTTGGAGATGTCACTTTTTGCCATTTGACACCTACGGTTTCACGTTGTTGACGGTGGAGTCCCGCAACCAAAGGTGGAAGCCGATTCGATAGGTCGGACCGAAATCCGTGAGTGTGCCGCCGCTCGTGAACGCGTTGAACGTGAACGTCGGTGCCTTACCGCCCGTCGACAGATTGGTGGGCAACGTGAGAAGTCGAGCCGTGTTGGTCAGCGTGCCGGCTGACGGCGGGATGACATGTGCTTCCCAATCGATGGCATCGAGATAAGAATCCTCGAGTGTCAAGGTGTAGACACCCGCACTCACCCAAATGATTCCGGGGATTGACGAGATGCCAGACTGCGCGCTTGGCTTGAGCGCCATGATGGCTTGCTGATTCGGCGCATACCCGAAGCCCAAGCCCTTGACGGAAGTGGGGTCGAATGCACCGTTTGCGCCAGCACCGCCAACGCCGGTTGGAGCGGCAAAACTCCCGAAAATGTGGACCGCGCGCTTGACAAGCAAATAATGACCGCGGTCATAATTACGACTGGACATTTACCACGTCCCGTGGAGGTTGTAGCCGGGCGCCTCGCAGCCGTAGTTGAAGTAACCGCCCATGCGCCACTGGTAACCGTCGTTGTTTGCTTCACGGAGCATCTTGAGGCCATCATCGTCGAGGATACGCGGAACGCCCTTCGCGGACTTGAGGACCCAAGTGTCCATTTCTAGCAGAGCAAACTGTCCACGGGGGATGTTCACATCAGAGAATACCTTGATGGTGGAATCTGGTCCTTCGATTTGGAGTGCGCGAAACCCGATGTCGCCGTCGGTGCTGACAACCGGCTCATAAATCGCCTTCGACCCGAGGCTCTTGACCAAATCGGCGCGGTCAAGGTTGTTGATGAAGCACGTGAGGTCTTCAGCGCCTTCACGCGACGCCAATTCCGCAGCGTCGATGATGGTTTCTTCCTTATTGCCGCCGTTGCCGTTGTAGCGGATGCCGGCGAGACGCACGACATCGACAGAACGATCGACGCCAAAATGAGAATCACCAGCCACCGGCGCCACTGCCGGAATCCAGCGGAAAACACCCGCGGGGCCGAGGCTGTAGTCGCCGTTTCGGAAGAGGAAGTCATTTATCGTGACGCCGGTAACCGTGTTGATGTTGGCGTTGAAGGTGATGGTGCCGGCAGTTCGGTCGACCGCGACCACCGTCAACGGGCCATTGACGCGCACGCCGCCGAGCGCCCCGCCGTTGTTGTAGCCATCATCAATCGAAAAATCGACTTTCATCGCGACTTCGAAGCCCACGATATCTGCAGCCTGAAGAAGCGTTCCGACCGTGGTGGCCACCGTGCTGTTCGCAAGCTGTCCACGCTGTCCACCGCCATTGCGCCAAGCGCAAATCTGGAGAGAGCGATTCAAGTTGCGCATGCTCCCTTCCATTTCGCCGCGGAGCGTGTTGTAGATGGTATTCTCATCGCCATCGCCCGCCGCGAGAGCTTCTCCGCTGATGCCGGAGACCTGATAATCCTTGGCGCGCGTCAGCAGGAAGCCGACATCACTGCTGCTCGTCGCATTCGCCATCGCGACTTGTAGATTGAAGGAGCCACCTTGCGGAGCGCCATATCGAAGAGAGATGCGGGCGTTATTGCCGCCAAACTTTTCGTCCTTCCGAATCTGCCCGATGAAGGGGGCCTTTCGATAGAACATTTGATGAAAGACTTTTTGGTCGTAGCGCGTCTTCAAAATATTGGTGAGCGCTGCGATAGTTGCGTCGCCAGCAGGCATGGGGAACCTCTAATGTGGATGAGAAAACTACTTTTTGGTGCGAGCGATACGGTCAGACTCAGAGGCTTTCCTCAACATCGCCAAGTCAGCTTCGACTTGCTCCTCGTGTGTCTTCTGTCTCACCTGCACCGGCTGTTTCTTCCCACTTGCTGGCGGGGCAACCTTCGTCGGCGTTACTGCGGCCGACTGCGCGGGGGGCGTTGCACCGAGCAATGTGCTCCGGCGTTCCGCTCTACTATTGTGCTCTTGTTCTGCACGTTTTTCAAGGTATGCAGCAACTTCGTGTCCAGTATAAGTTTTCCCGTTCTCTTTGGCCCAATTGGCTACTGCCCTGGCTTGGGCGAACACTTCACTTTGGGTAAATTCGGCGTTCAGAAACTTGAATTGCTTGGCTTGTTCGGGCCCGGTTACCCACAAGGTGAATTGGCGGATGGTGCCTTCCTCTTGCGTCTTTTGAACCTCCGCACGCCGCTTTGTCTCTTCCTCTTCTCGAGCCTTGGTGGCTCCGGTGATTTCCTCGAGTCGCGCTTCGAACGCAGCTTTCTGCGCCGCCATCTCCTTCTGCATCTGAATGATTTGCGCTTCGGGAGTCCCTTGCGCGACAAGCTCGCGGAGATGAGCGTTGACATCGACCCCGGGCTTGAGGAGGGGATTCCCCTGCTTGTATTCTGCAAGCTCTCTCCGCAGCTCGGCCATCTCAGTGGCACGCGTCTTCTCCGCAGCAGACATCGACTCGGCATGCTGTTTCCGTTCATGCTCGAACTGCTGCCGCTCTTGATGCAATGCATCACTCTTCCGCTTCACACGGTCTAGGCGGGCACGCTCCTCGGCGCGGACGCGAGCAGCTTTGGCAGCCTCCCCCGGCGAAAGCGGCTCGGCCAGAATCTCCGGAGTGGCCGGTTCCGGGGGAAGTTGTGCCGCAGCCGGGGCCACTGCCGCAGCGGGTTGGAGGTCAACTGAATTCTCGAGACTCATGTGGGCATAACTCCGTTGGCGCCCGGGGGCGGCATAGGTGCGCCGGGGGCCGCAGGACCTCCAGCGGTTGGCATTGGGGGCGCGCCGGGGATTGGCCCACCTGGCGGCATGGCTCCGGGGGGCGGCATCGGGGGAGGGGGCGGTTTCATAAGCCGATTGGCCTGATTGATGAAATCTTGCACCTGGCTCAAATATTGCTCATCAACTTCTTTGAGCTCAGCCAAATTGCGCATCTCGGTCGCAATCTCGACTGCTTCAGGGAGATTGAGGAACGGGTGCGGAGCATATCCACCTTCGCCACGCAGCATCCGGCCGACCATCTTCTCGACAAGCTTGCGGCTAGCCTCTTTCCGCTTGCGAATTTGCATGAGGTCAGCCATGCCGACCATTTCAACCACATCTTGTGGGCTGAAGGCGCCGAGCTGCAGGAGGTCTTGAGCCGTCGAGAGTTTGCCGGGCAATGTGCCAGGAAGTGCAGATGTCGTCTCGACATACATGACGAAATCATCCGGGTCCTCAAGCTTCTTCCAGTCGATGCTCTCAAATCCGTCATCAGCTTGGGTACGAACTTCGTAGACGCCCTTCTTTGCGAGAGATTTGGCGGCCGCGGCAATCAACATGCCATCCGCCTCAACTGCTCGCTCAAATCGGGCGCCCTTCTCGAGGAGAGTCTCCGTCTGTTGGTCTGCATAAACTCGCTGGGCTTCACCGGAGTCGAGACCCACCGGACGTTGTGCCGAGGCGGCCTGCTCGTTCACGCCGGCGAGCTTGTAATATTGCCCGACAAGCGCCCAGAGATGCGAGTAGACTTCTGGCGAGATAATTGCCGGCGCCTGATATTGCGGCGGTGTCCCCTGATAACGAAGCAAGGTGCTCAAATCATTATTTATGTGGGAGAGCTGGACTTTCGACCCCATCTCAACTAAATAATGACCCTTGATGAGATGGTGGCCATTTTGAATATCTCTGACGAGTTTATTTATCTCTGCCTGAATCCCAGCCCCGAGTTCGACAAGACCTTGGCCGTAGAAGCCGACAATCGGGTCGCCCCATCGGTACCAACTGAGCTCCGTGCAATATTCGTCAATGGGTCGGTCAATCAGAGTGCAATTCTCTACACCAACGACATAGCGACCGTCAGCGGCGCCGCAGCCCGAGGGGCGATGCCACGCTTCTTCGATTCGAACCCGGTTGCTGGTCTGCGTGAACCCAAATTCGGCGTCGTTGTCTCGAAGTCCCTTCAATCTCTTCAGCATGTCGAGCTTGTAGGCGATGCATGCGTCATCGCCATCCGCATACCACCGCTGATTCAAGCTGGCATTCACCATCACTTCGGCGCGATGCATCAACACGAATCGGTCGACATAGTAGCTCAAATAAATGCAGCGGGGGCCATCCCAAAGCGTGCCGCCATCCGTCATCGCCTCGCCGTCATCGAAGATAACTTCGTAGGGCATCATTCGGAGCACATCGACGTCCATCTCATCATAGTTTGGACGGATGCGGGAAAAGCCCGTGCCAAAGACGCAGGCATCGCGCCCCTTGGCTACACTCTTGGCATAATAGTCCGTACACCGCATGACACCGTCGATGCCATATTCGAGTTGCTCGGCGGCTGCCTGTTTCTCGTAGTCTCCACCGATGGTGGCAACACTGACCCGCGGCTTGCTCTTGGAGAAAACTCGCGCGCATACCGCGTCGACCACATTGCGCGACACGTTCAGGGAGAGCTTGGCCCCGCCGACCCCGGGTGTGCTTTTGACATAGTTGTCAACCGCGAGGCCACCACCCGCAGGGGGAAGGCCTCCGGCATACATGCTCCCATAAAGGAGCAAGTCCCGCTTTCGGTCCTGATTGCGTACAATGTGGTCGATAACAATGTGAAGCTTCTCATGCGCCTTTGGGTCTTCCTCATCGCGCGCATCGTCGGGGCGAACCCACCAAAGTTTTTCGGTTTCAGTGATGGGCATGAATCTACTCTAGCTCAAACACGCTGGGGTCGAGCATACGGTCGCACTGTTCAGCAGATAAATCCCAGATTCCAAGTTTGGCCCGGATGTCCTCCCGCGCATTTTCCACGTGTGCGTCACGCCGCGCCTCGGGCGTATCCTCGACGGCAGCCTTCTTCTCGAGCGCTTCGACTCGACTCGGCGCCCTCGGCTCCGGGCCGAGCGTGATGCCAAAAGCTGCAATCACTCCGAGCTCACGCATCAAGGCGACAGTCACGCGCAATTCGTCTTCGGTTGCTACATCCATTCGGAACTCTCCTCTTCTTCGTTGCGACACGCGAGCCGCTCGAGCTCCATGTCCATCGCCGCGATGTCCTCTGGTGACCCTTTCACCGGGCGCTCCTCTTTGGGCTGCTCATTGTAGGCGTTGCAGGCCCGCCAACCATAGAGAGTAGCATCGGCGGCATGGTTATTGAATCCTTCAGCCTCCTTGGTGCCTTCTGCATTGGTAGGCAGTTCGAGCCACTCATCCACCAAATCTTTGCACGCGCCATCCGCCGAAATCTTCACACGCCCGGCGGCCAAGTCGGAGTTGAGCAAGGAGATATACCCCCATTTATTGGTCTTCTCTGCTGGCTCAATTGGCAACCGGAATCGCTTCCTCAGTTCCATTTGGAAGAGCTTCCCCATGCCACCAACATCGCCCACAATCTTCACGAAGTGAAACTCGCGGTCGAGAGCGGTCACCTCGCGTGCCACATCGGCCACGAGCCCAGTGAGCCGATATGCCTTGACAATATAGATACATGGGTCGTGGTCTCGCCATCCGAGAACCGAGAGAGCATTCTGGTCTTTGACGCCGAAATCGAGAGCGAGCAAATAATGGTCAAGTGTTGGCATCTTATTTGCCGCCATGTAGTTGCGGTCTTCAGAGAATTGGCCATACACCAAGCCCCCGCCATCCCGCACCCAAATCCCGTCCCGCAATTGCTGACGGGTAACAGGGTCGAGGCGGTCGAGCGTGGTCATATATTCGGCCAAGTCGAGACTCGGATTGTCCTTTGCCAACGCCGCAATGAACGCTCCGGGCGCCCCAGCCTCGACGAATTGGCGGCGCACCCAATCGTGCCCAATCCCACCCGGGTTGGCGGAGAAGCGTGCGCGGATGGGCACATCACTGCCAGCCAGTCGACGGAGGCGACTCGTCAAATATCGTACCCGGCTCTCGGGAAATTGTGTGGCCTCATCGACACCGAGGTATTGAATCTCCGCACCCTGGTACCGGTCTTTGTCATTCTCGGACTCAAGGTAGCCAAATGTGATAGTGGCGTTGGAGGGGAATGTGAGACGTCTGTCCTCATCATTCCACTTTATGCCATGCCGATTACGCCACCATTGAAGACCACGATCCATGATGGCCCCAGGCAGTGCCAAATCCTTATATGTCTTACGAATAATGAGAGCGGCGTACCTTGGCACATGAACATACTGCGCCGCGCACATCAGTTGGGCATCACTCTTGCCGCCCCCCGCCGCGCCTCCATAGAGAGCTTCCCTATCAGTTAGCCGGAGGAACTCGAGCTGCTTGGGGTGCGGCTTGTGTGGCAACATATGTGCCGTTGAAGCTGGCATCACGCCATTCGCGATGAGCCAGCGGCGCCGCAGCTCGGCGGCCGCAGCCGATACAGATATTGCCGCCGCCGAGCTCACGACTTGGATTCCACACCTGTTGGGCTCGTATCTTGCTGAAAGGCGCGCCCCTCGGATAAGGTGTCGGGCGCAAAAAATGCGAGCCGGCTCACAATGTCGGTAAACCGGTTAGTGCTCCACCCGGCCCCCTTCCGGATTGTCAGGGAGCTCTTCATCTCCGGATGAACTCGACTCGCCCCATGAACAGCTTCTCCACTACTGGGGTCAATCCGCACGCCGCCGCACCGAGCCCATATCTCAATCTCGAACTCGTTGTCACGTTCTATGCCATAAGCATCCACGGCGCGCTTACAGATGGCACACTTTGGCCAGTTGAGGAGCCCTTGGCGAGCTGTAGTTCGCGGGAGAATCAATCCTCCAGCTGGTGAGTTTCGGCGGGTGAGCCGGCGGAGGAAGCTCATGCCTTTGGCCACCCATCCGGCGCTGCATGCCCTTCACGTTCGAGAGTGGCGAGGCATACATTGCACACGCCGCCGGTCCGACCGCGCTCGAGTTGGCGCGGGCACCAAGCACAATGGTGCCGCCGCGCCCGCGCCACTTCTTTGCGCACGCTCAACACAAGGAGCGGAAGCGCTGCGCCGATGAAGAAGGTGATAGCAGCGAGAATCATTTCTTCGCCACTCGCTCACCAGGTGATTCACGCCATGCCAACACATTGCTCAGCGGCACATGCTCTGGCGGGCCCGAACATTCCGGATGCTGAACGATGATGACCCCACGAGCTTCGTCGAGCCAGAGGCGGAAATGCTGCTTCGAAGACAACCGATTGTTCGGCATCTCCCTGCTGACCAAGACTGTCTCGCGAGTCGGATATTGGTCAAGAAGCTTGCCGGGTGCGTTAATGGCATTCACGAACTCAACCCGGTCCAACTTTATTTGGCTCACTTTTTGCTCCCGTGCTTGTACTTGGCATTCTCGGTCGGGCTACCCTCATGGATGGCTCCGCGGCTGCCCTTCATCTGCTTGTGGCTCTGCTCATGAGAGCCATCCGCACTCTTGGGCAGCTCCTTGCCCTTAGACGCCTTGTCAAATTCGTCGACGGTGGATTTGGAGATGTCGCCGCGCTTCTCGGCGGCATGAAAAAACTTGCGCTGCTTGTCACTCTTGTACGGCATGATTCACTCCTTGGTTCCTGTCTTCTTGCCCGAGGCTTCGGCACGTTTCAGCTCGGCGGCCGACATGATTGCCTCCTCCAAATCTGCGAGTGGTACTTCCTCCAATGAGGAATTGGAATTCGCGGCTTGGAGCAGCTTCGCCTTCTCGGCGGCCGGAGTGATGTCCCCCCATCTTGCCCGGTTGCGCCGCTGCAGCCACCAAGCCATCCCTTGCCACCCTAGTGCGCCCTCTCGGATTCGCTCCATTGCCTCATCCTCCGCGAACGCTTCTGCATCTCGCATCTGAAGAGCAAACCCGATGTAGTCCTCATCGCCTCGACATCCGCGTTCGAGCCATCCTCTAAAGGTGGAATAGTTCACGCGAGATATGCGACATGCGTTGATGCGCGTGTTCCCTCGCTTGAGGGCATCCACGAGTTTTCGGATGACGATATCGTTGAGGGCAGTGGGGCCAAGAAGACGGGGCATGATGTTTGAATTTAGCTCGGCTATGACAAGCGCGCAATCTCCCGCACATCGACGAGACGCCCATTCTCATCGCGGACGATGTCCTCCACTTCCTTGATTCGTGGATGCTCACAACAAGCGGTGAGCCGCTGTTGATGGGTGACACATTCCCGGCCGCAGTTGAAACACATCAGCGCATTCATGCTTTCGGCGCGCCCTTCCTCGGCTTGCCGAGACCAACATGCCGGAAGAATTTCTTCTCGATGATTTCCCTCAACTTGGGGCCCGGGTTGAACGTGCCTTTCTCGAGGTTGCACATGTGCGGCTGCAGGATGTTGAAAAACTCAGCAAATTGCGCTTGCGTATAGCCGAGCTCCAAGCGCTTCTTGCGGAGCATCAGCCCCCACTTCTTGTTGCCATCGCGGCGGCGATCTTCTGGCTTCCAACCTTTGGGGCCTCGATTGCTCTTGTACGGCTCCTCCGCCTTCTTCTTCGCCTTCACAACCTTCTTCTTCGGCTTTGCTGTTTTCGCTGCTTTCTTGGGCGCCAATGCCTTCATCTTGGCGCGATGAGTGTCGCGATATTGTTTCAACTTCTCCGGGTCGCGGTTCTTTTTCGCCGGCGGTTCCGGCGAAGTCATAGGCGATTCTTCGATTTGAATGTCTTCAGGAATCAACAATAATATTTCGCCGGTCATAAATTACTCCACCTGTCACTATATTTTAAATCTATAGGTAAAATAAGCTTTCCACCTGCAGTGTCAATAGGTCGAGCCCAAATTTCTGCAATCAAATCGTGGGCCTGATCCACCATATTGTCGGGCACGTCATAAATGCAAGCATCGTGCACTTGTGCGACAAGATGTGGGCCGATTGCCGTGGTCGAGAGCTCAATAGTCCGCTCATTCATGACGTCCGCCAGCCCCGATTGAATCGGGTAGTTGGCCACATCCGTAATTTTCGGGTACCACCCGAGCCACCGCAGACGCCCGAGAAACGGAGACCGCATGCACCCAAGTCTCTTGACGGCTGCGAGATTTGCATCCACCCACCGGTAATAGGTGCGGTAAGCGGCATGCAACTTGTCAAGAATGAGGCTCACCGCACTCATCGAGACATCGAATCCCTTGCTTCGAAGCGTCACGTAGACCTTCTCCATCTCAGCGCAGTAGGAGATGGCAAATCCCAGATTTTTCGCGATGTCGCGGAACTTCTTGCCCCGCGCCGGGTCTTTGAGGGCAAGCTTGTCATCCAGCCATCCGCGGGCCGCGACCTCGGGGAAGACCGCCTTCGCATTGTTGGCATGCACATCTCCTGTACACGCTGCGATGAAGTTGGCATCATTTGACAGATAGGCGGCCAAGCGCATCTCCGCCTGACTCACATCGTAGTACACGAATGTATGTCCAGTCCGCGGCACATAAATCTCCCGCACCCGACCCTCAGGTGCCCCCGGGGCATATCGCGGCACCGACTGGAAGCGGCAAGAGAGGCGACCGCTCACGGTCCCGAACGGCTTCCAGTTGTAATGTGCCCGCTGCGTTGTCGGGTTCAATTCCACGGCATCCAAATAAGTGGACTTGATTTTGCCGGCCAAACGCCAAGTCAGGAGAGCGGCCGCAAACGCCGCATGCTTCTCGTTGCCGCTCATCCGGAGCCCTTCGAGTGTCTCGTTCGCCGTGGACGCTTGTCCCTTCGGTGTGACGATGACATAGCGGGCGCCGAGACTCTGAGGGCTGAAAAGATGGTGGCGAACGGAGTCAAGCTTGCCTGGCATGAAAGATTGGTCATTCACGATGGCACGGAGCTCACCTTGAAGCTCTTGGCGGCGAGTGGCCAACAGCTCACTGAGTTCCTGCTTCCGGCCTACGTCCACACCAACCCCAGACCGAATCATCTCGCGACAGACCGCCGCCAACTTCCGGTCATGCTCATAGACATGCCGCTCCGATTCGAGGTCACCTTGCATCCGCACCCAACTCTTGATGGTGAGAATGGCGTCGGCGGCATTGTATTTGCAGAGGTCCTCCCCGCTCAACTGGTCCGGTGTTGTTCCCTTCTCATCCTCGGAGCCGCCCTTGAAGAGACGCTTCCATGGCCGCGCATCCGTGTAGCAGCTGGCGACGTGGTCAAGCCGCTGCGGCAAATGGGACGCGAACGAGTGGTGGGCGAGAAGCGTGTCATGACAATTTGCAAACTTCATTCAAGGTCTCGACGCAAATTATCAATGTACTCCCAGCAAAGACAAATCTCGGTATATTCGCCACCAGAGTTGTCAAATTCAACGATTACACCTTCATAGCCACATTTATCACATTTAGAGTTCAACCGTTCGCGAATACAACCACCACCCAAGTCTATTTTCTTCACCACACTACCCCATGGCTCTCAAGCACCAGCAAATCGAAATTCTGCCCGTTGTGGAATACCACCGAACCGCAGGTTCCTAGCCAACGCCCAACGAATCCGGAATAATCATCATCCCAGGGCCAAATCTCCACCACGGCGCCCTTCTCATCAGCAAATCCAATGCTGAGGATGTTGCACTCGAGCGGCTTGATGCCGTCAGTCTCGATGTCGCAGCTGATGGCTCCGACCTTGTGGAGCCGCTCGAGAACCTCGGGGCTTCCGACGCGATAGTTACACTCATCCTCAAATGGCGCCGTCACTTCTCCGCGCACAACTCGACCGGCCCGGCGGAAATCAAGTTCGGAGATGGGCTTCCACGTGTCAGCCCGCAGCACGAAAGCAGGGTGGATGCTTGGCAACACGATGCGGCCTGCAATCTTCTGACGGCCACGCAATATCTCGCCGCGAAGGATGTCCTTCTTGAAAGCAGCCTTGACTACTTTCTCCTCAATTTCGGGGGCGGTCCAAATAAATCCACGAGCCGTAAGAATATTCCGTACTCCAAGACTTGAGCGGGCTGCTGTCTTGCCCAACGCCAGAATTGGAGCTTCTCCAGACAGCGCAACAATCTCGTTGAGGAGCCTCGGCGCGCAACATTCGGCGGCACGTTCATTGTCGTCGTCGCTTTCTCCGCGGCATAGGGCTGCATTGGTGATGTGGCAGTTGTTGCGTGGAATCTTGGCATCTCGTCGCAATCGCTCATCGAGGAACTTGCCGCTCAGTCCAGAGAAAGGAATGCCAAGCTTCTCCTCGACTCGCCCCGGCCCTTCGCCCACCACCACCAGCCGAAGTGTGTCCCTGGACGGCTGCGGCGGCACGACGGTGTTGCCCGCCAAAGGGCAGAGGTCACACCGGGCACCGTGGGCTGGGGCATCATAGAGGACGGCGGCCTCCGGGAGGGTGACGGGAGATTTAAGAGGGGTCATGCTGGGCTCGGGGGGCCGCCATTTCAATTTGGGTTCCGGGCAACTGCGGTGAACCAAGCCGAAAAATATCGGCCCTGCTGAATGCGGAAAGATTCCTCTCGCTCCTCGCGCTCACGGCACATCTTTTGATAAACTGGGCGCGCCAAATCCAGTGCCATCTCTAGACCTTCTACTGTACAGAGATGATTATCATATTTATAAAATATGTCCACTTATCCCTCTTCTAAATAAATAGAGTGGCTGTTGTCATTTAGCTTGCCACTAGCTGGGCGTGAACGTGGACAACTCACGACCGGGCTCGAACACCACATTCCCGGTAAGCCCTCAGAGTCGCCGTCTCTGGTGTGGTGGGCTATGTTGAAGGGTCTTATACAGACTCGGCGGATGACGTGTGCACGCGAAACCGCTTACTGATGCCCGGTGCCACTTGTCGGATTCGCACCGCACTGAGGTTCATCACCTCGACTACAGCGTCGCTGCTCAGTGGCCAAACTCACAATTTATCTTTAACACTATTTTGCCAAATGGCAATCAAATTAATCGCGAGCACCGATAATATTGCTCCAATAGGCGGCCCAAGAAGTGCAACGTACCAGGGCATCATAGCCGTGACTTGCTTCCGCGGTTTTCGAGGCAATATTTGCAGAGGCACAAGTCTTCTTCCGACTTTGGGCGATGTGTGACGGCTGCAAGCGCCTCAATAAGCCGCAATTCTTCGATGGGCGCCTCGAGCGGTGTCTCCAACCGGCGTACAAGTTTGGCGCACAAATTGGCTGCTGCAGCCAACACCTCACGAACGCGGGGGTCCGGAAACTGGGGATAATCTTCAGGTTTCATTTGCGCCCCGGGCCACTGCAGCTAAAGGGGATGGCTACCAGCGCCTCCGCAAGCTCTTGCTCTCGGCGCACAATCTCAGAGGGCAATGAGTCAGCCCGGCGAGACACAACTTCACAAAGATTCACCGCGGCCACCAAGGCCGCCTTCACCTTCGAGTCATCAACACCGGGGAAGTCTTCAGGGTAGCGCTTCATTTGGTTGCCCCTGGCAGCGGCATGAACATCACGAACCCGGGGTTGACGCAATCGGCGGTTGCCTGCGCGCCGCCTTCGACTTCCTCCCACTGGATGGGGACAGTAGTGATCTGCTCGTTCCAGTGAGAAGCGTCATGGGAAACTGCAACTGTCGAGAGCGCAAGGTCTCGGACTCGAGCGCCGGAGAACGTGGCGGTTACCTGCAGCGTCTCTGAACAGTCCACTCGAACTGGAGTAGACATCGACTGGGGCGAAGACTCTTGCCCGGAAGCGGCGGTGCAACCGGAGAGTGCGACCAAAACTGCAACCAGAAAAGTTTTCATAGCGTCTCCAATGCTTTGGTCAAATGTGCCCGAGCAAGCTCAACATAGCAATTATTTAGGCCGCTTCTTTGTGCCAAAGAAAGCTGATCATCTGCTCGGCGCGCCAGCAACTGCACTTCGACAAGGCGAGTCTCGAGGGCGGCTACCCGCTGCGCAACCTCGGTTAGGTGGAACGAGATGGGCGCATCCAGGGCGCTTGGCTCCTCGAGGGCATCAATCTCCGAGAGCGGCTCCTCTGGCCCTCCTGGTGTCACATCCACCGGAGCATGTAGATGCAACGGACACCTCAAAGGCTCCGAGAGCGGCCGCTCACACTCAGAGCAAAAATAACTGTTCATTTGAACACCTCTTCTAGAATCAGCACGATGATAAATGTCAACCCCACAACAACGAACCCCACCATTGCTGAGTCAAGCAAGAGTCGACTCCCGCCCCTTCGTTTTTGCATGAACAAGCTTACCGCGACGAGGTGCCCGGGGCATGGCCGGCGGCGCAGGCTTCCGAGGATTCTTGTAAATGACATGAACAACTGTAACCATTTTGGTTCTCCTCTGCGGTCGCCCGCTGCCCCCTTTCGGGGGCCATCTGATTCAGCAGTTGGCGAAGATGGGGTCTTCGAGGTCAAGGTCCCACACCTTGACTCGGCACCCTTCGGCGGCGAGGCGGCGGCCCTCTGTCAGGGCGCAGCCCTTGTTGCTGCTGCGGCCGAAGGTCTGGCTCGAGCCGTCATGGTTGATGGTTACGATTTCGAAGGACTTGTTGTCGGCGAGGTTCATAAGAGAGACTATATCTCAGATATTTGAGAGCGCAAGGTCAATCTCAAATAAATCTCAAATATCTCTCCCGACCCCCAACCGCCGAAGCAAATCCTTCAACAGCTTCGCTTCCGCTTCGGTCCGGTCTCGGGAGATAGCGTGAAGCCGATGCTCATCCAGAGGGGGCCCCTCCCAAGCTGCCTCATAAACTCCATAAGCGCGGCGAACATGCAGATGGCGGAGACCACCGACCTTCTTGTCATACTGCTCACCAGCTGAGTGCAACGAGAGAGGAGCCGACTGGAGCGGAGCGTTGAGCAGGCGAGAACGGTTGCTCTCAGGCTTGACGCTGTCGCTCATTGGGCCACCTCCTCTTAGTGCTGGGCGGCCCCTCGAGGTCATTTAGGACATCGTCCACGTCGATGGGGATTCGCACGACGAGGGGCACGTGGGCTCGAGGCGTCTCCGGCGCTACGTCGGCGGGGTTGGTGCTGTCAAACAGAAGGGGCATCCTCAGAATCCTTTGCTGCAAATTCCGCTTTCAGAGCTGCCTTCTCAAGGCGGCCAATCTCCCGAATGACATGCCATGCTGCCTTCCGGAGGTCCTCAACTCGAGTGGCGGCGTTCTTCTCGCCGGCACGCCAGATATATTTGATGGCAGCGCCCAAGTTGTAGTTCATGTGCTCAGCGATGGTGATGCACTCCACCCCTGACGGATGACTTGTGTAGTGCGGCGGCTTATTCACCAAGTCCGGCGCGGCAGTTTTCGGATGCCGGTCATCCAAACTCCCTTTACCTCGACATGAGTGACAATTGAATCCCATCGGTGTTTGAACGCCAAATTTATTGGAATCCAAATCTTCTTGAGGTATGTAACCTTTGGAATTACAGATGTTACATAGAATGGTGTTCATTTGCAGTGTTCTCCTCTCTCAATTTGTTGCGCTAACATCTCCCTCTCGGCACTACACGCCGAACCATCTTCGTTGGGCTTACGCAGGTAGCGGACGATGACATCTCGCTCTAACTGGCGGCCTGATTGAGCTGCTCCCTGAAGAGCCTCCAATAGCCGCTCATTCTCAAGAGAGGCTATTGGAGGCTTGGGTAGTGAATCTATAATCATCTCATCAATGCTCGGCGTATGGCACCAAATACACTTGCACTCTGGTGTACACGGAGTCCGAAAGATATTTTTCATCGGCCACTATGCCTCGGGTCATTGCCGCTGCGGCCCGGCGGGTGGGTTGGCAGAGGACCACAATTTATCACTGCTGCGACCTCTGGTTCTCCAGACACGAACAGCTTGTCACTCTTCACACCAGGCATCTTCTTCTTCAGAGCGCCCGGAGTTGCGGCCGCAACCTCTGCACCATCGCCGCATGCTTCACACCCTTCTTCCGGAGGACAGTAGCGCGGCGTCAACTTGGCGTTCTTTGCTGCTCTCAGAGCAGCGGCCCTCGCCGACCGTTTCGCCTTCGTGTTCCCTCCAACCCCACCCGATGTCTTTTGATATTCCCTCATAAAACCTCCAATAATGGGGCGAAGGCAAAGGTGTATCAGCACCTCTCAACAGGAAAATCCCTGTCCGAACTACCTTTCGCCCCGGTGGCGCGGAGGGGAATCGAACCCCTCAAACCTCCGAGCGGGACTTGTGCGCGCTCATCGTCGCGAGCTCACTGCCATCCAGCCATCAGGTCGTGCCTAAATGCCCGTCTTTCCGGGCTGTCAGGAGAGGAGCCAGAAAAGGCCAACTGGTCCCCTAAATCTCCAATCGTTTAGCGGCGCGCCTTCTTCTTCGGCGGCCCATCATCATTCAGTGGCAAAGACTCTTGCAAGCTGCCGCGAGGCGCAGTGAAGAGCAGCTTGGTCCGCACCTCGCCGGTCTGCTTGTCCGATTCGTGCTTCGTCCATACGACAGCGCGATTCGATTCGATGTCGTTGATGAACGAATCAAGGTCCGACGCCTTCTCAATGCTGGTGATGCGGGGCGCATCAATCTTCAAGCCGGCGCAGAAGTCCCGCAGCCGCAACCGGGACATTTTCGCGGCGTTGTGCGTCTGCGGGAAGAACACGATGAACTCCGAGACCTTCGCGCCGACGTGCCCTTCATTCCCATCCGTCAACGCCTCGTCCAACTTGGCATCCACGATCAACATAGGATATTTATCCTTGCTCGTCGCCGCGACCTTCACCTTGAAGGAAGCGACCCATTGCCCCTCTGGCGCATCCGGGGGAATCTCGCTCATGTCCCCTGTCTCAACGCGCGTAAACTGAATCTCACTCATTTGACTGTCTCTTTCTTTGACCCTGAAGGTCCTGCCTTGTTGTGTTGCGTCATGGCCTCCCAGAGGAGACCAACATCTGCGGGGAGCGTGCTCACACCTGGAAGGTTACGGCAGCCCGGTCCCCACACCCCAGTGCTCGAAGTGATGAAGTTACGCTTCTCCCCTTTCTTCTCCAAGAAGATGACATCCTGAAAGGCGGCGGGGACAATGACCCGCAACTGCCCAACCAACATCGGGGCAATCCCTTCTCCTTCCTTGTCCAATTGGTTGTCAATCAGAGCGCCCGCCACATCTACCCAATGAGAGTTGACGATGATGTGCGCCGGAATCTCAAAGAGGCGGTCAAGAATATTGAGAATGTGCTTGCGGAATTTGGGATGGTAGCGGCGGCCGTCGGCTTCCCCTGCTCCATTCTCCGTAGCCTTAGCAAATATCTCCTCAGCGCGCCAGCAATATTTGGTGATTGTGTCCCACACAATTGTCTGGTAGCGCCCACTTTTCACGCCCTCGCGAGCCGAGTGAATGCATTTCTCGATGTCACGGAGATTGTCTCCGAGCGCCATGTCGAATTCAAATTGGTCGGTGAATTGGAGCACGGGCCGCAGTGAGTAGCGGTCGTCGGAATTTATCACGTAGGAGAAGCCCGGGGCCGATTTAATTATGGTGCAACTCTTGCCACTCTTCGGGGAACCGAGCACTAAAAGTCGCAAATAGCTGCTGGCTTCCACTTCACATGCCGGGTGGGGCATCACGCGCACCAGCGGTCAAATTCAATATCTTTAGCTTCTAATGCCGCTATTGCTAACCCGTCAGGATTCTTGTACCCACTTGCAATAGCCTCGAGGACTTTGATATAAAGTTCATCTTCTGCGATGTGCGCAGCCTCATGGTCCCCATCTTTAGCGAGCAACTCTATCTGGTCAACCATCGCCTCAACCACATTGATATTCATGTTTTCCCCACTCGGCGGTTCGAGTTGTAGCTGCGGAAGTCCAACAACACGGAGCGTTTTGCAAATTCCATTTGTGCCTGCCTACGCACACGTTCCTGAAAAAGCTCCGCCAAGGTTCGGTCATTCAGCCACCAAAAAGGGACCGTCAGGCCCATCATTCTGGCTACACTCCGGAGACGGAAATAGCGAGCAATTGCGGCCATCATTCCGCCACCTCGAACACTTCCAACACGACGCCGTCTACATCATGAAGCTCGATGGCCTCACCAGTCTCGGTTGCCTCCGAGCGTAGAGTATCCTTCACCACCACACGGAAGTCATCATCATTTGCGTAAGATGCCGTCTGCTTCTCGGTCAATTGACAAGTGCTCATTTTAGCGTCTCTCCTGGTCGGTGTCTCGTTGATGTCTCGTCTCGACAAGACTCAATCTATCTTACTCCTAGATAGAGTCAAGGATTTATTTTCGCCCCTTCCAAATCTCGCCCGCTCGAACCTTTAGCGACCTCATCTTTCGGAGGTCATCCCGGCAATCCTTGAGCACAACCTTGGAGGTTTTGACGTTCCACCCATCCCAACCGGTCGCTCGCCTCTCCCACCCTCGCGCCTCCTCCTCCGCGATATCGATGAGCCTGTCGAGATGAGCAACAATGATGGTGTAAACTTCTCCAGAATAAAACTCCGTCCGCTTCATTCTTCATCACTCCTTCTTACATCCACTGACGGTCTTGACGCCCGGTCTCCCCCTTAAGGGGGGGAGATCTAGACCGGCCGGACATTGCCAGACCAGCGGGTCTAGACCAGCCGTCATTGCCCGTCATCAACCCACACGTGGGCACGAGTTATCGTCCGGCCACTTTTTACACCCTGGACGCTGATGGCCTCGCCATGAGCCTCAACCGCAGCGGCACACCGAGACCCATTCAGCCCACACTCCTTGCGGAGGGCCTCCGTCCCCAAGCCCTCGGCTCCTGCTGCCATCAGGGCGCCCCTTACGAGCTCCTTATCAGCCAGGAGCTGCGCATCAGCCTTAGACTCCTTCAAGACCTCCTTGGCTGCTTCCTCGTCCAACTGCGAGCACCTGAGGCCGCGGTGGCCTTGCGTGTCCTCTATACGAAGCCAGAACGGCTCGACATCACGCCCATGGGTCCGGGTCTTCTCGGTCGTGACTTCGAATGGGGCATACTTTTTTCCATAGAAAACCATGATGTGGTCACACGCATCGGGGATTCCTGATGTTCCACGGATGCTCTCCTTGCGGCCATCCCGCGCCACACCCTCTGGAGTGCCCTTCTTGCCGTGATGAATGACAAGTGCCCGGCAGCCTGTCTCCACGCTCATCGAGGCAAGAAAGTCCAAGCCAGCGCGGAATAGGGAGCTGTTCTCGTCGATGCCCGGCATGCTTGGCCGCAACGCATCAATGATTACCAAATCACGGTCTTTCATGGCTTCACGCCACACCCGCTCCCGCTTGGCTGATATTTCACTCAGTCGCAGCTCCTTCGGATAAATCTTGACGGCCAGATTTTTCTCGAGAAGAGCTTCATTTGCTCGCATGTCAAGAGCAATTCTCTGGTATCTTTCAGCCGTTGTATACGGCCCCTGTTCCAAATCAATGTGGGCCACCCTAAACGGTCGGGTGACGGGGAATTCGCCCCACAATTTGGCGCCGGTGCAGAGGCTCACGACAAGGCTCTGGAGAGCAATGCTCTTGCCCACGAAGCTGTTGCCCGCAATCATGTGCGGCGCCCCGCCTCCGGACACCAGGCCAAGTCGCTCGCAGAGGTAGTCGGGCCGGACAAGAGGCTTCTTGATGTCGGACCATGTGAGCCAAGGGGAATCGTCATTCGGGGGCGGAGGAAGCGCTCGCAAGGTGCTACCCGCGTCCGAGTCGTTTGGGGTTGACGCCATCTAAGTGCTAGACTATACCTAAGACATGTCCAAGTCAAGACCGTCAGGTACAACAGCGCGGGAGGTGCGAAAGCCGGTGAAGACGCAGCAATTCACCGTG